CAGCTTACCTATACGACCATCAGCATAAGACTTATTGATCTCTCGTAGCCAAAATGCGCCTTCTGGGAACTCTAGGAAGTCACCTTCCCAAACATGACCATAGGTATCTGGTCTCCGCTCTAAGTCCTCTTTACGCTCTTGATTTAGTACATCAGGAAACCAAGGGTTATCAGACCAGTTTACTTTTACTATCTTACTGTTATCAGGAGCTTCTAAGCGGAATCGCTGATGCGTAGCTGAATCCTTTTTCTCTGGATTCCATGTTACCCATATCTCTGAGCCTTCTTCGCGCACAGTAGGTATTAGTTTACGCCATGCAGCCTCTGATACGCTCTCTGCTTCGTCTACCCAGCATAGGAGTAACTTAGCCTTAGACTTGATGCTATCAAGGTTGTGTCTCAATCCAGCAAAGACGTATTTAATGTTGCCGTCCTTACTGCGTATATAACGCTCACCAATCTCATAATAATCTTCTAGCCAGTCTACAGATCGAATGGCTGACTTTACTTCTTCTAGTGAGGATTCGTCTAGGGAATTAAGATGCTCACGGGCGCATAGTATCTGACCAGATATGCCAGACTTACCATAGCGATAACCCTCTACAGCAGTCATCAGTGCAAAAGATCTAGTCTTACCTGATCCACGACCACCCCATGAGCCTCTGTATCGAGCTTCGCCCTTAAATACAGGTACTAGCTTTGGTGGTAGCTTAATCTGAGCTGACGACACTATCGCCCTCGTATGCTACCAGTTCTATCTTGGTAGGCGCTATAGGTGTCATAGTGCCATCACTAGACTTATTATCTACCTCAGTCTTATCAGATAGGCCATGATTGTGTAATACCAGCTTGGCTATAGTAGAGTTATAGTCACCTGTTAAGCCGCCATCAAGAGCCTTTACGAACTGTATATGTTTGATGGTCTCTAACGTACCAAAAAATTCAGGAAACTTAGCAGACCAATTGTCGATAGTTACATCTGAAACTTTTAGATACAGGGCTAGTCCCTGCTTACTGGGAATGACAGTTGGATAATCTTCAAGGTATGCTTCAGCCTTTGCTTGCATATCCTCATCGTACTTTGTAGGTCTACCTGCTGGCATATCAATCTCCACTAGTGGTCGATCAATTAATCATATGTTATATTTTAACACTAAATTGCACAAACTAATACTATTACAGACAGTAAGCCTAGACCTACTGCCTGCATAGTTTATGTTTAGTGCATAGTCTCTAAGCTGGCATAGTAAGAGTCAAGTAAATCTATCTTAGCTATTTCTAACGCACCGATTGCAGCAGATATATCTACAACATAACCACCACTCTCTATAGCACCATCTTCACGAATAGCTACTAAAAGAAACTCCGTCCTGTCATCTCCATCAGTTGCTTCATGCTCATCGGCCAACATTCGTAAACGCTGACTAATAGAGCTGCTAGTATCACCAAGTTTAGTTACACTCATACAGTTCCCCTGATGGTTTGGAAAGCCCCATCTTGGCTTCTAAATTCTTCTTGCGTTCCCTAGCCTCTTTGTACTTGCGCCAGTCAGATAGTGATACATGTTTATCTGTCTTGGCTTGCTCCTCATACATGGCAACAATAAACCTGTCTTTGATTAGTCTATTCTTATCATGCCTGCTGACATACTGGTCTGGCCTGTCAAACTTTTTCTTGTCTACTACACCGCGATACTCAAGCTCTTTGATTATTTGTGCATAGGTGCAACCATGTCGGCAATGATACAGTACATCATGTTTCTTACCTTTGGATATAATAAACCTATCATCACCGCCACAACAAGGGCAAGCTCCTGCATATGTTTTACCTCTGCGCTTCATACCTAATTGTTCTGCTATACGCTCAATCATGCTGCTCTCCTTTTTGCATTTCTAATATTCTGACTGGTAATAAACTTTAGCACTTCATCGCTTATACCATTACTTATAGTATGTGCTTTTACCTTGTTGGGCCAAACACTAAACCTGTCTCTATATTTATGCGCTGCCCAACCCTGACTATAACCCTTGATTGAAGCATAAGCCATAAGTTCTGAGTAAAATTGCGCTTTTTCTTCCATGCTAGTTTTTCGATTACGTTTCTGGCTGGCAGTAAGCTCTACAAGCATCTCATCTGTAGACTCTAGCTTCTGCCTTACAGATATTTCGTAACCACAAGCACAACGCAAACCCACAAAGTGACCATAACATTGTGGGCATTCTTTTACATTAGGTTCTTTGTCTTTGTCTTTTGTAAGCGATTTTTCATTGTAACGCTTATCACCATCGTCTAGCTCATCAGGTACAACGTCCTCGGCAAAACCTAGCTTTGATGTGTTACCAGCATGGTCTAAGATTACAGCGTAATCTTTATCTTTATGAGACCTAATAACTCGACCTACACGCTGCACCCATGTGATAAGGCTTTTGGTAGGGTAGCAGTCAATCATACATGATACCTGTGGAGCATCGTATCCAGTGTTAAGTAACTGTGAGCATGACAGGATCATAAACTCGCCATTGTCGTGAGCCTTATAAAGCATCTGACGTTCTTTTTGATCCATATAGCCATCTATGTGTTCAGCAGCTATACCAGCCTCGTTAAACTGTCGTACAAGCTCTTTGCTGTGCTTAATGCTAGGAGTAAATGCGATAGTCTGCCTGCCTTCACCATAACGTTGCCAGTTCTTAATTATGTCTCCTGTCAGCTTTTCGTCTTTCTCTATATTGCTTGCCAAGCTCTTAGGATCGTAGTCTGTGCCGCCAGTTGGTAATGCCTTAGTCTTTACGCCAGACAGATTAACCTTTGCTCCACCATAGTATTTAGCTTTTGCTAGGTAAGACTGATCTTGTAGCTGTCGAGTAGTGATTGGCACTAACAGGTCATCAAAGTATTTACCTAGACCCTTGCTGTAAGGAGTGGCTGATAAGCCAATAAACGGAATGTTGTTGTATGCCTTCATCATTTCTATATGAGCCTTATATAACACTTGGCATTCATCAATGATGCAAACGTCAAATATAGGCATCTGTGGCTTTCTAGCTAGTGTTTGTATAGATGCTATCTGTACAGGAGCAGAGTAACGAGTGCGCTCATGCTTACCCTGAATAACACCAACCTCTATACCGAAAGAGTCAAACGCTTCTAGTGATTGCTGTACTAACTTGATTCGATCACAGACAAACAATACTCGCTTGCCCTTTGCTACTGCTGATAATGCTAACCATGCTCCTACTATCGTTTTACCAAACCCTGTTGGTGCGGCTAATACTGGACGCTTATGGCCTGCCTTTAGTGAGTGGCGCAGCATCTCAATAGCTCTTGTTTGATGTGGTCTTAGTTGTATCATATTTTTCTAGTTCTCCTGTTTTTTTAGGCAATAGTAGTCATTAGATGGTTAGGGACACCTATACCAACAAGTCATCTATTACTCTAGTCTAATACGCCAATTTGCCGAATCGCTTTATCATTCCGTGATTGCTGCGACAAGCCCCTAATTGTGTCCACTGTCTCGGTTTGTACCTTGCGCCTGAGTTGCGTTTGGTCAGTCCCATCATACCTGTGGCGTATTACTATCGCGCGTTTAAAGCCATTGCGCTTGGCATAATGCTTGAGTTTAGGTCAGCACTGATTAACACCTTGGGTTAGGATTTCCCAAGCAGTACCAACAAGAGTCAAAAAAATTGTGTTACATCGTAACATTTGATAAACTTAGCACTGAGTCGGCTAGTCGAATTCTCTGTTCTCTTGTCGGCTGTTGCTGGGAATGCGATCCCATCACCCGACTCACTTTATTCTATAGTCCCTGCCTGATTACGTCAAGCAGGGATTTTTTTTACTTCGTTTTTTTTCCATTTCTACTATTGCTTTACCTATTGCTTCTGGTATTTGAGGAACAACAGTATTACCTAATCTGGCGAGTCTAGGTCTGTCCAGCCTAGTGGGTATCCCATCATCTGCTCTACGAAAAGGGGACTCGGTAGGGTAGGGCATGATTCTGACTTTCTTAATTTCTCGCCCAAGTTGTTGTGATAGTTGTGCGTAGCCCACCTGTTGCGTGGGACTCCCCTGCTGTCGCTTACTGTTGGAGTAGGCAATAATCCAGACCCTATCTCTGTGATGGGGGGCGCTAATGTAGCTAGCTGATATACAGTGCCACTCTGCATCATACCCGATCTCGGCCAAGTCATAGAGAAACTTAGCGAACCATCTTCCTGATTCTCCAGTAAGCAAACCTGAGACATTTTCAAAAACTGCGTATCTTGGCATACACTCGCTAATGATTCTAAGCATCTCCCTGTATAGGCTTGATCGCTCACCTGAGAATCCAGCTCGCTTTCCTGCGGTAGACA